ACGCAAAGGACTTTGCCTGATTGCGTACAGTGTCCAAGAATCTACCTTCATCGGACCCATTGATAACATAGTAGTCTGCTCCCAATTCATTGCAGAGTGCTTTTGCGATGGTGGTTTTACCCACACCAGCAGTGCCACTCAGCAACAGGTTTGGGATCTCACCTTTGTCTACGAAACTCTGAAACGTTTCTTTCACTTCAGCAGGAAGTATACAGTCCTCAATAGTCTGAGGACGATACTTCTCTACCCATAAAAAATCATTAGACATCAATTGTTAGGCTCAAGTGCGATAAGATACTTCACGTTGTCTGCTTCAAAGCGAGCAACATTGTGCTTGCTGATAGCAACATCATAACTCTGAGGGAAGAGTTTGAGATTCTCCATCTTGAAACAATAGCAGAAAGAATCATCTTCATCACAGTCACCAACTTCAATCTGATAACTGTTGGAAGTATCATTCTTCTTGTCAGTCAGACAAAGACTCATGACCCCATTTGCTGCATAGAGACAGAGGTCAGGCACACCACAGATAGACCATGCCTTACGGATCTGCTGAAGGACAGGTGCTTCCAGACGGAAGGTCACATCTTCAGATGGCAGATCAACTTCCTTGTTAGGAGGTTGCACGATGATGTCTGGGTCAGAGTAAAAGAATTTGACCTTAGACCTGTTAGCAGGGTTGGTAACTTCCAACCAAGACTGTTGAGTAGTATTGATGACAGGAGTGCCATCAAACAGATTAAAGACTTGAATCAGAGAAGGCAGATCATAGATAGGAATCTCACGATCAAAAGTCTCTTGCACCTTTGCCTTAGCAAGGATATTCTTATTCAGACTCAAAGTCTGAATCTGATTTCCTGGTTTGATAACGATTGACTTGTTAATAGTCGAAAAGTTAGACAGGATATCAATAGTCTCTTTAGAAATTACGGTCATCGATTGGGATACTCTTCACGGTTTGCAGATTGGTCGCTGAAATAAAGCAGCAACAGTCCATAATGCAGGATCTTGATAATGTCACGACGGGCAGTGCCCTTCTTATCGTAACGAGAGGCATACTTCAGAATGTTAGATCTGCAGAATGCCTCAGCATCACCACAGGCATCAATCAGATCTAGCGTCTGAATCTTGTCAGTTGCATAATGCTGATTGTATGTGCCTGCAATGTAGTCACGGAGCTCCTGTAGGAGCGCCTCCTCATTGTATTTCATAATCAGATGGTTTCATCCTCCCCATTGTAATCTGTATCTTCTCCTGCGTCAACCTTTGTATAAAGGTCAAGGAAGGATTGCTTAGTGTCCTCATCAAAACGAGCGACACAATTAGTGATTGCCTTCAGGCGATCACCAAAGATCTGGTGTGCTTGGACAATGTGGACCAGACGACGAGTGGTAATGACTTCATCAACCCCACCATCAAAGAAGGTCTTGCGAATGACACCTGCCCACTTGATCAGGTTATCTGCAAAGTCTTCATCACAACCAGCGTTGGTCAGGATCTTGGTTTCGGTAGCAGCAGTAGGATACTCCTGCTCAAAGGTGACAGGGAAACGCTCAAGGAATGCCTCATTGAGAACGTTGGTGCCGATGAAGCGACCATCATCGCTACCCTTACCCTTTGTATTGGCAGTAGCAATGACGTTGAATCCGATAGCAGGACGGACATACTTGCCGATCTTCTTCAAGAAGACACCCTTGCCTTCCAACACAGACTGCAGACACAGGATCTTGTTAGATGCCAGGTCAATCTCATCTAGAGGAAGGACAGCTCCCCTCTCCAAAGCCTCCACAACGGGTCCGTTGTGCCAGACAGTTTCGCCATTAACAAGACGAAACCCACCAATAAGATCATCTTCGTCAGTCTCAATGGTGATATTCACCCGAATCAACTCCCTATTTAGGGAAGCACATGCCTGCTCAACCGAAAGAGTCTTACCGTTTCCTGACAGACCCGTGATAAAAGTAGGATAGAAGATGCGAGAAGAAATAACTTTCTTCACATCAGAGTAATTACCAAACGGGACATAGGCAGGATCCTTGTCAGGGACAAAGCATTGCTGCACAGATTCTACGTCATCGCTCATTTGCTTTTCAAGGCGCTCAGCGATGGTCAGATTCCACTTGCCACGACCAGACTTGTATTCTTCCAAACGTTTGCAAGCAGTGGGATAGGACATCCCAAAATCTTTTGCAGTGCGGCGGACAGCATCGGCACAAACCTCGGTGCCGAAACCTTTGATCAGACTGTCAACGATCTGGGCGGTGGTGACTTCGGACTTGCGGGGCATTGCTCTTCTCTTGATTACCTTGTAATTATAGCAGAAGACCCCCCCGAATGGGAGGGTCTAGGACAGTTATTTAGGTGTACACCTCATGCTACTTGCTCAATGAATGCATTAAGGATGGTTTTGTTTGTCATCTTAGATCCCATGTGCTTTTTAAATGCACGGGTCAACTCTGCTTTGGTTGCAACTTCCTTTTTCTGCTTGACAGTAATATCTTCGGTGCCATTGCCGATGTAATTATTGGGCATGAAAAATTGTTTAGTGAATCCAAGTTTAGTAGTTTCAGCATAACGCTCCTTTGTCCATTGCTTAGACAAGGCATCGGAGTCAAGATTGTTACTCTGAGCGATACGATTCATTTCAACCTTGCTGCAGATACGAATACCAATCCAGTTGTAATCGGTAATCTCACGGTAGAAAGAAACAATTTCTTTAGTGGTATCGTAGGGATTGGGACTGATTTTGCGGGAGTATCCAGTCTGGGGATCACGAAGAATGAATACTTTATTGCGATTGTGACAAAGATATTCAGAGCGGAGCTCACCCTCACGATAATATCCAGCAGGGAAAGTTGTGGTATAAGACATAGGATTTGCTTCACCATCACTCAGAATGACACAGTTAACCTTCTGCACCTTCTCAACTGATTTGATATCTTTTACAATCTCACGCATACACATAACAGACTCTGCCAAAGGAGTGCCACCCAAACTCATATTGGGGACAGAGGGATAACTTGCATAGTGACCCAAACTCCAAGCATGTGCCCAAAGATCACGCATCTGATTATCCAAAGTTTTGGTATTCATCTTGGATGAGAAGAACTCAAACAATTTGAAATCATCGTGGATGCAGAGAGTATTCTCCACCATGTTTTCTCCCTCAAGATGGTCACGTCCATAACCACTTTGGAATGCATAGACTCGGAAAGGAATGTTGACCTTCTTACAAAACCAAATCAAATTGTAGGTTTGTCTGAGAGTATCCATCAAACACTGACTCATAGACCCAGACCAGTCAAGCATCATAACCATTCCATGATTCTTACCGTCAGGGATCACAGTAGTCTTCTTGAAAATATCCTCGGTCAGTTTGTATTTGTACAGTGAGTTGGTATCAATCACACCCGTCTTAGAAACAGCAGCACGGGCATACTGATCTGCAGACTTCTTCATCTCAAACTGTTTGACCAGATAGTTAACAGATTTCTGAGCAGACTTCTTATACTCTTCACACTTCTTGTGACTAAAAGTCAACCACTCATTTTCTTCCCAGCAACCATCGATATACATCAGGTCAAATGATCGGCGCACTTCCTGCCAAGGCATAACGTATTCATTCAGTTTGACCTTAGGAAGATCAATGTATACCCACTCTTTAGCGTTGTCATCGACAAGATCTTCTAATGCTTCCCGCAGTGCCTGCTCTGTGATGGACTCAGTTTCATCAAACGATTCACCACCCTCGTGAGCGTATGAAGGTGTATCAAGGTCTGCTAGATCATTCTTTTCTTCACGACGCTCTGCTTCTTCCTGCATTTCTTCGTGAGTCATCTCCTGTCCACCAGGAGACATCTCCTCTCCACCACTCTTGTTGTTTGGTTTGGGGATCTCAACCTCTTTGTTTTCTTGCTTCTGCTTACAGAAATCGAAGATCTCTTTTGCCAATGCAATTACTTCTTCCCAAGTCTTAGTCTGAGAAGCACGAGTAACATAATCTTGCTCCTCTTCCTTGAAAGGCATATCAGGTTTGCCCTTGAAGTAAAGATTGATACGATCGATGAAGGGCAGTAGCTCAGGATCTTCATCCTTCACACCAAAGAAGTCTTGATCCCAGAGTTGGTTGTATCCTTCAAAGAAGGAC